GGTAGATGGGTTAGAAGAAAATCTTGGTAGTAGGTTAACGAAAACGGCTTGCGGAATACCATTATAGCGGTAGTGGGGTTATTTTGAGAAAGTTGGCAAACAACTATAGCTAATTGCCAACTTTACTGTGCCAAATTCTTATTTATTAGAAGATTCGTTTAATTCATTAGCTTCATGTGCTTTATGTTTTAGTACCGTATCTAATACCTTATGACCAAGTTCGTCTTTAGCATGAGTGTGTTTATGGTGCATGTCTTCTAGTTCAACATATTGGCTATGAGCTTCAGAAGCTGCTTGCATTGCTACATCTGCAGCAGCACGAGACTTTTCCGTCTGGTGTTTATCCAGAGCAACAAGAGCTGTTCTCTTAGAATCTTCCATATCAACAAGTATCTGCAGTCTCTCGTTATCGATTTTCTGCTGGTTTATAGTTAACTCGCTAGCCTTTAACTGCGAGTCTACTTGCGACTGCTGCGCTTGCTGTTGCACTTTAGCCATCTCAGTTTGAGCCTTAAGCATCTGTGGATTATTCTGCATAGCTTGTTGCTGCGCCTGCATCTGTTGCTGCATCTGCTGCTGCTTTTCCTGCATAAATTGTTCAGCAGCTATCTGTAATTCATCAGATCCGTTAATATCTATATTTTTCAATAATATGGGCAATCCTTTGGTATTCATAAATTCAGCAAATAACGGAGATGCCTGCATTAAAGATATTAACTGCTGCATGGTCTTTGACTTCTGAACAGAGAAATTAAGACCAGCTTCGACTTTAACAGTTAATACATTTTCACCATAATGCAAATCAACTCCGTCGTCAGTATTAATCTTAACATATCCTTTCTTACTATCTTTCATCATCACCGGGATAGTTCTTGGCGTTATCATATATTTAGGCATTAAATCAACCACCACTTGAGCTACCTGATTTAAAGCTTGCATATAACCAATGATAATAGGCATAGCTGAAGCATTGGATTGTGTAGCTCCTTCAACTATAGCAATCCCTGATAATTGATTATTATTAATGCCAAGAGAGGCATCGTAAGAACCCAATATATTCTGCATTAAGGTAAAAGATAACTGCAGCGTACCCAATATCTCTTGAGGTATTGGCGGTCTTGCTAACGGCTGAGGAGGTGGTAAAGGTACCGTTCCAGGCTCAACACCTTCTTTGTCTAGGAACGCATTATATACAACTACAGCCGGCAATTGAGGATCGATAATTCCGCCAAGATACTCAACAGCTATTGATTCCTTAGCAATAATCATCTTACTTTGCATCGTGTTTTCCAACTCATTACCTAACGACTGCAGTGCAACGTTTGTTAATTTCTGCGCTCCAATAGCATTGTAAATATACGATCTCGTTACTTGTTTTGAATCGCCGCTATCTGTAGTTCTAATAACTACTGAATTAGCATCGGCAAACACTAAAGGTAAATTATTATAATCAGTCTCTATATATTCCAGTACTTTGTTTTCTATTAATCTATATCTGCAAATAGTAGTGAAATCAGTCATCCTTGCCTTAGAAATTATAGGATATTGCTCGATCATTCCCGTATTTTCCCAGCGAGCTATTAGCTTCTCATAATTATCCATAGTCATAACTCTAGGTATCTTTAACCGCTTCATAGCCGGAGTTTGAGCAAGTTCAACTATCTTTGTTTTCTTTTTCTTCTTCTCGTAATAATCACAGATTAATAATATCTGCTCTTGGTTATTCACGTATGACCAGTTAAATCCCTCTAATGCTCTATTAAACGCAAGGTCTTTAATATCCACATCAGGATATTCTTCAGTAAATTCCTCCTTAGTCTTTGGAAATAACTCAAAGCAATATCTTCCGTCTCCTTTATGCGGCAACCTAGCTAATGGATCGAACCCAGTTAAGGTAGGATCGAATACCCTGCCATAACGTATGTCCTGATGAAATGATCGCTCATTAGCATAATCAGTCCATACTTTAAATACACTAAATCCACCACCTAAAAGGTCTGTATATATCTCATATGCAGTACCATCTTTCCTAGCCTGCTCTTCTAAATATCTAAAATAATTCTCTACCACCTGTATTGTATTTACATCAACCGGCTGATCATAATCAGCACATACTTCAATAGAAGGTTCTTGCTTTGAGAACTCTCCGCGCATTCTTGAAACGTAAGATTCTAATAGATTACATTCGATCTGAGGCTGTCCTATCTCATTTAAAGTAGCCTTCATATCGTCATTTAATGCCGTATAAAACAAAAACTTCTTGTGATCATTAAATCTTTTATTGTTCTCTTGGAAATACATCCTAGAATAGAGAACATTCTTTTTAATCCTTACTAGTTGATCTTGGTACCTCTTAGCTACGTCTACCATATCGCTTTCCTTCTATTTTTAAGTAACTTCGCTTGATAATTAGCTATGTTCGCAACCATAGCGTCTTGTTTTCTAATAACCTCTTCGTATTTCTTTGCGCCTATTATAGATTTGTCTATTAACGCAATCTTAACTGCATCATATAAAACATCGGCTATATCATCATTTCTATGCGTATTATTAGCAGTTATCTTTCGCATATGCTCGATACACATATTATTATGTTTCCCGTATCTAGGCAATGTGACTAATTTTGATGATATATATGGCTGAATTGAGAAATATCTAGCCGTCTTATTCCCCGATGCCTTAGTCCTATCTATATCGATAACTGTCATCCCCTGTAATTGCTTAATACTAGATAATAAAGTTACTCCGGTGGATTTCTTCTCTATCGCTATAGTTCGAGGTTTTACTTTATATCTCATACAATCATAATAAAACTGCATAAATTGCGGCTGAAGGTCCTTAGGCTCTATCCTTATTTCCAAGCAATCTAACCAATGCAAGGCATATTCATCAGTAGTAACTTCCCCATGCTTAACTTTATACAATCCCCAGAAAGAAAATACAGTTGCATCATTGTAAGTTTTATCTGTTTCAGCAGAGTCACCGGTTATAAACGTAGCTAAAACCTCAGGCTCTTCTGCTAAACATGTAAACCACGTGGCTTTAAATATACCACCACCAGCTGGCTGAGGGTCTTGTTGGTGCTGCGCCGCAAACTCATATTCACCTAGCTTAGATAAATTCTCCTTGCTGTAAACCTCCGGATATATAATATTTCCAGCCTCGTCAACGGTTTTTATTATTAGTTTGTTCCACGTGAAACTGTCTTTATTTATAAAGTGAGCCGGTAAATCATCCTCATGCAATCTCTGCCCTATAAATATAAACGGCACGTTCTTTCCTCTTGCTCTATGGATAATGGTATTATTGTAGTTATGCAATACTGACGTCCTGGTAGTATCGCTAAACACTTCATCTGGTTTATGCATATCGTCCATGATTATCGCTCCTGAAAACCTATCTAATCCCGGCAATCCTCCGTCAGCTCCTGTAATAGAACCAGACGAACCAAAAGCTTGCACCGATCCTCCTTTAGTAGTCTTAAATGAATCTCTAGCGGTAAAGTCAGGGTGTAACTCAACTCCAAACATCTTTTTGTAATGAGGTAAGTTAATAATGTCTTTGATGATAGCTGTATTACTTTCAGCTCGTTCATGAGAATATGAAATATATAGGAAATTACTATCAGGGTATCTTGCCATACACCATGCTACAAAATGTCTAAGTAGCTCTGATTTTCCACTTCCCGGAGCTACATTAATCAATTCCCTGTTGATATCTAGTTTAAATACTTTGGTTAAATCTCTGCATATTTGTATATGGTGGCTTTCGCGACCTATAGGTTGCGATACTATGAAATCACGACCGGTTCGGAATTTAAAGAATGTTTGCGTAAACAACAACAACGAACCTAATAACTTTGACTTTATCTCTTGCTCAATAGCTATCGTATCAGGAATGACGGGTGATCTATATACAATCTCCTGCTGTATAATGCCGCCCTGCGGGCTAATATTCTCGCTCATTTTTCACAATTAAACTCTCTAGTAATTCTTGTGTTGCCTTAACTAATGGATCAAGCTCTACATTAGCGTTTACAGTAACACGCTTTTCAGCTGCATAATCTCCCTGCATCTTGTTTGCTTCTGCCACTGCTTGCAACCCAACAGATACTTTTTTAGGCTCTAAGACTTCCGTTTCAGTAGGGATAAAGTCATCTATAACCTTCTTTAGCTTCTGTATTTTAAAGTCAAAATCCATTTTGGTAGTTTCTTTAGACAATGCCATCCTGCGGTCAACATAAGATCGTACCTTTGGTAAGTTAAGCATTCTATGTCCGTTACACTCATGCTTTAACCCAGCCGCAATAGCGGCTTTAGCTAGATTGTGTCCATTAGATAAATACTGTTCGGCAAGTCTAAACTGCATAGGCGTCAAGCCTTCATGTATTTTAGTAGAGCCAGCCATAATTAACCCTCTATAGGCTTTTTAGCAAAAGGACGACCGGGTTTTTTCTTGATAATAACAGGTTCGGCAGTGGGTAGTTCCTCCTTGGTTTCCTTAACTTCGGTAACCTCTATCCTGCCAACTCCCTTGCATTCTTCGCAATCTTTAACTATCGTTCCCATACCTATAACTTTACCCCTACCCTGACATAACTGACATATTTCAATAGACATTATTTATCCTCTTAAGATTAAACTACTTTTTAGTTATAATGAGATACAACAGTACAATTAACCTTGCCGCACCTTCCGCATTTACCACCTCTGCTTTTAGGCTTATCCGCTATATTCTTGCGATATATACTCATTACGGCTTTCTCCTCTTTCTTAAACTTCTCCTTACTTTCCATCTTTTTCTCAGCAATATTAGCTTTCTTGTGAGCAGTCTCGTAGCTATCGCCTTTGTCCATGTCTTTTTTCTCAGATACTTCATG